GTTTCCCCCTTTCACGAGATCATTGCAAGTGCCTTTGAGGATCTTTACGAACGTCGATACAATCGGCTTATTATTTCGTGCCCCCCGCGTTCAGGAAAGTCTATGCTTTCCACAATGTTCCTGGCGTGGTTGCTCGGAAAAGACGAAAGAACCCAACACATCTTGGCTTCCTACGGGGCTTCTTTATCTCAAAAGTTTCACAGAGAAGCTGTCGTAATGATGAAGACTCCCTCGTTTAGGAAGGTCTTTCCTGAGTTTTCAGGATTTAACCGTGACTCGAAATATGATTTAGTGGGTGGTGGTTATGTACTTGCGACATCCGTTGGAGGTATTCTCACTGGGTTCACGTCTGGAACCATAGACATGGAATCCACGGGTATTGGTGCAGCACTAATTGACGACCCATTGAAATCTTCTGACTCTAAAGCAGCGCTGGAAAATTTAGAAAGTTGGTGGGCAGAGCAAATGTCCACACGAAGAACAAACCACTACGCTCAAGTTATTATAGCAACCCGTTTTCATGAAAAAGACCTTCACGGGGTCTTGATGGATGGAGATGGTTTATACGACCCGGAAGATAATCCTTTTGGATGGAGGTGGATAAACATAGCAGGGCTCTGTGAAGACCCTGATAATGATCCGCTGGGAAGAGAGATGGGAGAAAGCCACTGGCCCGACAACCCCGCTTTCTCTGTTCCGATGCTTGAGTCCCAGAAAAAGATAATGGGTAGCTTTAAGTTCGCAGCACTTTACCAAGGGGTTCCTGTATCGGCTGAGGGACAGATTGTAAAGAATAGCTGGGTCAAGGTAATTGAGGAGGAAGACTGCCCTCCCCTGGACGTTGTATGGTTTGGAGTTGACTGCGCTTTCTCCGAGCGAGAGAAAGCAGATGAAAGTGCAATCTGCGTCGCGGGCATAAACACTCGTAATCCAGATACTGTTTACATTCGTGAGATTGTTAAGGGTAAGTGGGGCTTTCCTGACCTGATTGACTCGGTAAAGCAACATTACGCCTTATACAACGCAAAGGTATTATGCATTGAGAAAGCCGCATCGGGGCACTCTCTCATTCAAATGCTGAAGCGAGAGGCTAAGATACCTATCGAGGAAATGAGGCCGCTGAAGTCAAAGACGACACGTCTTCAGGCAGTCTGCCCTTTACTCGAAAACCATCGCGTTATACTGGTTCGAGGACTATGGACTGACGCGTTCGTAAAGGAACTAACTTCTTTCCCGTATGTTAGCCACGACGATAGTACTGACGCCATGGTATGGGCGCTGACTTACTACTCGCTCAAAATTGACTCTGTGGATCGGGGTATACAAGACTCGATCATTCAGAGTCGAAAATGGGCTGGTGACCTACGCAGACCGATGTTCAGAGACGGTCAATCCTACGGTGGGCTTTTCGAAGAGCGAATTGTATCGGTCGGGGGCCGAAGAGTCCCCCGCAGTACGGGCTTAAACGACCCTGACCCCCAGTCTGCCGAGACACTTGATAGGGGCATTTTCCGGGGTGGCCGCAGCCGAGGTCTTCGGAGCGGATCCGGCTACGACCTTTTTAATTAGCTCAATCCAAGACAACACAAACACAACCACAAGATGTCACTTAAAAACCAAAAAAATAACGCACGCTTCTCAGCTAGCAGAGCACTCAAGCTGGAGGAGCTACCGACGAAAACTCCTTGAGCTGAAACTTGAGGGGTTACCTCAAGAAGCGTTCGCTAAGGAAAGTGCGAAAAGTAGCTTTCTTGCTTTCTGCGATCTTGTGTCCGGTGCAGGAGGTTTCGCACTCGAAAACGCACCGCTCGATACAAAAGCGTACGAAGTGATAGGGTCCGCCTTTGAGGACATCGCCGAAGGAAGGTACCCAATTCTCCTCGTGTCAATGCCACCACGATCAGGAAAAACCACTCTGGGGGTTCACTTATTGTCCTGGCTCTTAAGGAAAGACTCTACTGTTAGTCATGTCGTAACTTCTTACGACCAAAGTGCATCCAGATTTGCAGCAAGTAGGGTGAAGGAACTGATTAGTACTCCTTCCTCTGGAGGGATTTTTTCGAAAGTTCAGTTGGAACCGCACCATGTTTCGCCGTCTGCTCCTGGGAGTTCTGTGTGCGGTCTCGCCTACGGGGGATTCAGAGGGGCCGGAGTTTGGTTGATCGATGACTACCATAAGTATATGGGTAATGGTGTTAATAGTGAATGGGTGGAGCAAATTGGAACCCTGGGAGTAGCGAATAGGGCCACAGTTGTTCTCGGGTCTCGAAGAGGTGAGGGGGATATTTTCAGCTACTTTCTGGAAAAGTACGGTGTCTTTGACCCAGGCTCAAACCCGAACGGAGCCGTTCACATTAACTTATCCGCCATCATTGAGAGCGAAGAAGAAGCCAAGGTTGATATTCTAGGTAGGAAAGTTGGGCAGGGTATCAATGACGCTCTTTCCTTCCGAGACCCCACATTTAGCCCGAAGAATCTACAGGACTTACGGAAAACAATCGGAGATGTAAAGTTCTCGTGGTTGTACAAAGGGGTGTCCAACACTGGGTTCGGAGTCTGCTCTGAGATCCCACACCTGGACAAGGTTATTATATCTATTGACCCCTCTTGCTCGCCAGGCAACGCGGATATGACTGGGATTTGTGTGGCTGGATCCACGAAGGAAAAGGACTGTGTGTACGTTCTCGACGCGTACCAGGCGAATTGGGACTTGGAGACTGTTGGCGTAATTGTTTCTCTGGCTGCCAAAGCATACGGCGTGACAGAAGTTGTTATCGAGTCGTCCTGGGCGAGTAAGCACTGGAGACAGTACCTAGAGAAGCTAGGTTTACCTGTTCGAGTGAGCAAGGAGAGAGTGGTGGCTAAGGCACTTGCGATCAATCTAATGGTAAAGTCGGGGAAAGTAGCATCCAACTCAGATATACACAACGTGTTGTTTAAAAGTTGGGAGTGCATTGGATCGTACTCAGATATAATGGATGCTATTTTGGTTAGTTTCATGGAACTGCTTCCACCTGCTGTTTAATTCCGGTGTAGATTGCGATTCGCAACCGCACAAAAAGTTGCTGTTGTTTCTCAACAGTTAAAATGGCTATTTCACCAACTGATAAAAACACTGCAATAATGCAGGAGTTGCACGGGACTCGTTGTCTCATTACAGACCCTGCCTCAGACAGGTACCTTGACCAAGCTAAGAAAAGACCCCAGTATGTGATCCCAGAAGACTCCTACTCTCGGTGGTGTGGCGGGGCTGACGGTTTCGATCTATTCGTAGAAAGGATTCACGAGTGAGTTGAACGCCACACTTCAGTCAAAAAAGGGGGGCCAACGGGTAAAACTAGCCCGTAGGGTTTCCCTTTCACAATAAACTCTACCATTCGTTTCGAAAAAGGGGGAGGATTATGTAGTCCTGGTTATCAACGAAGAATACAAGCTATCCACTGTTGTCAAGTCCTCTTATACCATGTTGAAAAGTCGAGACAAGCGCAAGTCACGTCGCGCTGAAACAGCTCAAACGGTTGAACGTTCCTATGGCCGGGGTATGGATGTCATACCCTTCTACTCAAAGTCTGACCGCCAAGAAGATCTTTGGACTTCTTTGAATAAAAATACAGTTACCATAGCTATTGGACCGTCCGGAGTTGGGAAAACTCTTGTGGCTCTTTGGTGGGGTTTGACTGAGATTTCAAAAGGTAATATACAGAAAGTTTACTACATTCGAAGTGATGTAGGATGCTCTCATCAAAGAAGTAGGGGTGCCTTGCCTGGAACGCTTGAGGAAAAGATGAAACCTCTTGTTGGGCCAGTATACGACAATTTGGTTGTAATGACTAAGAGTAGGGGGGCTGCTGACTACTTGGTTGATAAGAAAATTGTAGAGCCCACTCTTCTAGAGGACTTACGGGGAAGATCGCTAAATGAGTGTCTGATTCTTTTTGATGAGGCTCAGAACTCTATGCCCGAAAACGTCAAAACCGTCATTAGTAGGGTTGGAAAAGATTCAAAAGTTATCATTACAGGGGACACTAGACAAATTGACCTCGATGTGTTTAAACCTGAAAACGGACTCTTAGACTGCTACCATCGACTTTCCTCCATTCGGGGTGTAGGGAGAGTTAAGTTTGAAAGGGAAGATATTGTAAGAAATGGGATTATAGCGGAAATCCTGGAGGCTTACGAGGCTTAGTAATTCGTACCTTAGCTAGGTAACACGACTGAGACAAGGGGCCGAAAGGCCCCTCTTTTTTCGGGGCAGGTTGAGGGTAAAATTCATCATAGCCAGCAAAACAATAGCACCGTGATTTGT